TGGAAGGAGGTTATGAGTATGCCTATGATTATTGAGTATGACTGTAAATTTTAATAAAATGAATCCACTGCATCACTTTTTGGTACACATACCAAAGAAATTCAAGGACACTATTGAGATTGCCGGGGCAAAGATGTACTTAGACCCTAAGTTTAGGGAGTTTGAGAACAGGTATTGCTATGGTGAGGTTGTTGGCATCCCGGAGAAGCACGAAACGCCGGTTCGTGTTGGTGACACCTTGTATTTTCATCATCATGTTGTCATGGATAAGAATTCTGAGATTGATAATAACATTTATGTTGTCAAGTATTCCGAGCATGGTGGTCACGGAACGCAGGCTTATGCATATAAGAGGGGTGATGAGATAAAGTTGTTTTCTGATTGGATTTTTGTTGACTTGGACAAGGATGAAGAGCAGGTTCGTGAATCTGGGATTATATTGCTTTCTGCCCCTGTAAAGACGAGGATGGCAACAGTTTTGTATGATTCTGATTCATTGGGGGAGCATGGCATCTTCAAGGGGGATAGAGTCTGTTATGCTGTCAATGCAGACTATGAGATGGAGTTTGATGGGAGGACTGTCTACAGGATGCGTATTGATGACATTTTGTATGTCGAGCAAGGCTGTTAACTTCTCTACTCTTGAGGCAGCGACAAAGTTATTGTCATCTATGGAGCATGCTATAAACAATATGATTGAGGAGATTAAGAAGCCGGTCTCCCCTGATCTCGTTGGCTCTGCCAGGAAGGCTGAGTTATCATCTATAAAGCAGACTGTTGTAGATGCCAGGGAGTTGTTGCAGGAGAGGCAGAAGATTGAGGAGATGATAGCTTCGTTATCTGAGAGGGGTGAGATATCCAATAATGTTTCTGATTTCTCTGGTGGCTTTGCTGAGAAATTTGCTAAGTAATGGCTGGTCTTGTATCTATAAAGCAGTTTTCTGAGCCAGTTATAAATATATGCCCTAATGATACTCAGGGGCAGGTTATAGAGCTTGAGGGCATTTACATACAGCTACCAAGAGTTCCACATAGCAGTGAGATTTTAAATCACGACATGATTAAGACTCGTCAGATGTGGAGGAGGGTTCAGCCGCCTGCTGACTTGATGAAAATCAAGAGTATGGATGAGTGGATGTTACAGCCTAAGGAGTTTAGGGATAAGCACACGCCATATATCACGAGGGAGTTTGACAGGCGCAAGAATGGTGTTTGGTTTTACAATAATGGCGTTCCCACTTACATCACTGGGAGTCATTATATGTTCTTGCAGTGGAGTCAGATGGACATTGGCTATGGTGGTTATTTGGACTTTCAGAGGAAGTTGTTCATTCATGCTGAGGCTTGCATTGTAGATCCGAGGTCTCTTGGACAGGTTTACGTTAAGTGCAGGCGTAGTGGGTATACAAATATCAGCTCTGCTATCATTATTGACAAGGGTACTAGTGTGTCTAACAAAGTGTTGGGCATTATGAGTAAGACTGGCAAGGATGCTCAGGAGAATATTTTTATGAAGAAGGTTCTCCCTATGTTTAGGGGATATCCTTTTTTCTTCAAGCCTATTCAGGATGGCACTACGAATCCGAGGGTTGAGTTGGCATTTCGTGAGCCATCTAAAAGGATTACCAAGACGAATAAGACATCTTTAGACACTCAGGCGTTAGATACTGTTGTCAACTGGAAGAACACGACTACGAATGCGTATGATGGTGAGAAGTTGCATATATTGTATTTAGATGAGGCTGGTAAGTGGGAGAACCCTATGGACATCACTGAGGTATGGAGGATTCACAGGACCTGTTTGATTGTGGGGAAGAAGGTTGTTGGGAAGGCTTTGGTTGGCAGTACTGTAAATCCTTTAGATAGGGGCGGCAGTAAGTTCAGGAAGCTTGTCAATGACTCTGATCCTTCGGATAGAAACGATAATGGGAGGACAAAGAGTGGGTTATATAGGATTTTCATTCCTGCATATGAGGCTTTGGAGGGTTTCTTTGATCCTTACGGTATGCCTATTATCGACAATCCAAAGTCACCTATTAAGACTATTGATGGTGACATCATTAAGATTGGGGCTAAGACATATCTTTCCAATGAGCGCAAGGCATTGATGAATGATGCTTATGAACTCAACGAGGTTATCAGGCAGTTCCCTTGGACTATTGATGAGGCGTTTAGGGAGTCCACTAAATCTACGCACTTTAATATTGGCAAAATCTACCAACAGATTGAGTACAACAGGAGTCTATATCCAAGTCCTGTAGTTAGGGGTGATTTTGTATGGAGGGATGGGGTTAAGGACTCTGAGGTCATCTTCACTTCAAATCCCAATGGGAAGTGGCATATTGCTTGGCTACCACCGCAGGAGTTGCGCAACAGAAAGGTGGATAAAAATGGCAAGCCGTATCCGGGTAATGAGCTGTTGGGTGTTGGTGGTGTTGACTCATACGACATTGACAAGACTATGGATGGCAGGGGTTCTAAGGGGGCGTGCCATCTCTTTAACAAGTTTAGCATGGAGCATCCCTCCAGCATATTTGTTGCTGAGTATGCCGAAAGGCCACCTCTTGCCAGGATATTCTATGAGGATGTTTTGATGGCTGCGGTATATTACGGCTACCCATTGCTCATTGAGAACAACAAGTACGGCATTGTCAGGTATTTTGAGGATAGAGGATATGATGGGTATATACTTGACAGGCCTGATCATCTAAAGGTGCCGATGAGCAGCAGTAATGTCAAGACGAAGGGCATCCCTTCTAACAGCCAAGATGTAATACAGGCGCATGCTCAGGCTATTGAGGCTTACATTCACGAGCAGATAGGCATTCATGATGAGACTGGGTTACATGGCAAGATGTTTTTTGAGAGGACTCTTGAGGATTGGATTAACTTTAAGATTGACGACAGGACTGCATTTGACCTTACTATTTCCTCTGGCTTGGCTTTGTTAGCGGCTCAGAAGAACAGACCTATTAAGAAGACTGTTGATTTATCTGAGAAGGTGTTTTTTAGGAGGCACAAGGCGTTGCCTATACGTTGATTTAGCACTTTGTTAAAACCACCTATATTTGCATAAAAATAGGTGTATGGATAGTAAAATTAACTTCCCTTATGGGAACTTTCCAAATCCTCTTGTAAGCGCACAGGCTAAGGCCTCGAAGGAGTATGGCTTAAAGTATGCGAAGGCTATCGAATCTCAGTGGGGTAGGACTGATGATGCTCAGAGTGTATTTAGGAAGAGACTTGGCGAATATGAGAGGAATAGGGATTATGCCAATGGAACTCAGGATGTGTCCATTTACAAACAGATATTAACGTCATTGGACCCCAATAATGGGGATGGGACTTTGTTGAATATTGACTGGTCTCCTGTCCCTATTGTCCCTAAGTTTGTTCGCATTGTTGTCAACAAGATTTTATCCAAGAAGCCATATCCTAATGTAGAGGCTGTTGATCCGTTGTCTATCTCTGAGAAGGAGCGCAAGAAGGCTAAGGTCAAGTTTGAGGTTGACAACAAGGAGTTGATTGAGATGGCTAACATGGTTGGCGTTGACACCGGTATAAATGCGAATTCAATTCCAGATACTCCTGAGGAGGCGGAGATTTTCCTTGACGAGAACATAAAGACATCGGCAGAGATAGCTTCTCAGATTGCGACTAGTTTAACATTGGAGTGGAATGACTTCAATGATTCTATTTTCAGGCGTTGCGTCAATGACCTTGTATCTATTGGGATGGCTGTTGTTAAGAGGGATAATGACCCTAATTATGGCATTACGACAAGTTATGTAGACCCTGCGTTTTTCATTCATTCGTATACTGAGGATCCAAATATGAATGATTTGACTTATGCTGGTCACATTAAGAGGATTAGTATTCAGGAGTTAAAGCGTGTTGCTGGTGATCAGTTTACGGAGGAGCAGTATGAAAAAATTGCTAGAGATGTTCAGTATAAGTATTCAAACAATCCTTCTCGCCTTGGCTATTCATCTTACGACAGATACACTCAGAGGATGGTTTATGGGTATGATGAGTATGTTGTTGAGGTTATGGACTTTGAGTTCATGGCTGTTGATGATGTTTATTACGAGAGTAAGGAGAGTCGTTTCGGGAATGTAGGCTTTTACTTTAAGGGGGAGGTTTACACTCCTGCCAGGGAGAGTATTTACGACAGGGAGCCGTATAAGATGTCTTATGCTACTGTTTATGGTGGCAGTTACATTGTTGGCACTGAGATGATTTACAATTATGGCTTGAAGAAGAACATCCCTCGGAATGTTCACGACATTACCAGGGCTAGGATGTCTTATTCTCCTATTGCTGTCAATATGCGCAGGTTGCAGCCTAAGTCTATGGTTGCCTCTGTCATTGGCTTTGCTGATCAGTTGCAGATTACTCACTTGAAGATTCAGCAGGCTATTGCTAAGGCTAAGCCTGATGGATTGATTATTGACGTTGAGGGTCTTGAGAATGTTCAGCTTGGCAAGGGTGGGGATTTGCAGCCTCTTGAGATTCAGGATATCTATGAGCAGACGGGTATTTTTTACTATCGGTCTAAGAATCCTGAGGGTGGGTTTCAGAATCCTCCGATTCGCTCTATTGAGAATCAGATTAGGAATATCAATGAGCTTATTGCGTTGTATAATCATTATCTTCGGATGATTAGGGATGCGACGGGTCTCAACGAAGTTGTTGATGGTTCTACCCCCAAGTCTGATGCTTTGGTTGGTGTCAGGGAGCAGGCTATCAGTGCTTCTAACAATGCTACTTACGACATCACTCATGCGTCTATGGTGTTGTTTAAGAAGGTTTGTGAGGATGTCATTAAGTGTTTGCAGATTCTCCCTGCTGAGTCTGTTATTTATAGGGTTTATGAGAATGCCATCGGCAAGGCTAATATGTCTGTGTTGTCATCATTCAGTGATTTGCCCATGTATAACTTTGGTGTTAGGGTTGTCACTGAGATGGCTGATTCTGACAGGATGTATTTAGAGGCTAATGTTCAGCAGGCTTTATCTACTCAGACGATAGATATTGAGGATGCTATGGCTATCAGGAAGCTGAAGGATGTAGATCAGGCGGAGAGGCTCCTCATTGTTCGCAGGAAGAAGCGTATGGCTAAGCAGCAGGATATTGCCAGGCAGAATAGTCAGATGCAGGCTCAGGCTAATCAGCAGACTGCTGTT